TCACCACACTCTGGACATTCTTTCTTGCGATTTCTGTCTGACATAGAACACATCTCTTCAAAGATATGACCATGATTACATTGGTAATCATAAAAAGGCATAGTTATCTTTTCTTTTTATTCTTTTTATTCTTTTTGGGTGGTCTGCCTCTTTTTTTTCCGTATGTTCCTAGCCCTCTAGGCATATTTACTCTCCTAATTAATTCAGAATAACCCCCTCATAAGCGAAGGGGTTACGATTAACTAACTACAGATTAGCTGCCAGGTACAACAAAAGCAACACCTGCATCATTACGCAATTCAGCAACACCATAAATAGTGTCTGAAGTGAATAAATCACCAAGATACTCCTGTTTATATTGAGTCTGGCTGCGCACCCCAAGCTGTTCTGCTAGAACTAGAGCATCTTTGTGTAGCAACATTCCAGCTCTATCAGTACCTGCTGGGGTAGGTGCGTTAGATGTAATAAATACATCTACACCGTAGATTTGACCAATCTTACCAGTACGGATAGCATCACCAGAACCAATGAATTGCTGTTCTGTGAATCGGTTGATTCCTAGCATATCATTAGCTGCGATTGGTGGTACAATCAATGAACGATTGTCCATTGGTACATCAGCATTATCTAATGTAAGAATCATTCTACGGATTCCTGCATCAGTAATATCAGCAGCATTGGTTGAGTTGCCTGTGTAAGCTGTGCTACCGTTTGAACCGATAACCGCAGTTTCCCAAGCAGCAGCACCTGTGCCACCTACTGTGCCACCTTGTAGACCTTCACCTAGAGAAAACAATTTAGTGTCTACTTGAGTAGCAAGTGCATAACCTGCATCGTCTGTGTAGAACTTCCTCATTGAAGCTAGTGATTGCACTTCTGCAATATCTTCAATCAGTTTTGAATACTCGTAGTGTTGGTCAATAGACACATTTACAACACTATTTGTAGCTGCTGATAATGTAACCTGTGTGTTTGCTGCTTTAGCACTAGCTGAACCTCTCGCTGGTACAGGAATGTGAATCGTATCACCTTTCTTACCTTTGTGAGATAGCTTAGTAACTAGGTTAGCAACCACTAAGTTCTTCTTATATGCACCTATAACTTCATCTGACCAGAGTTCTGGGATAAAGTTATTGGCGATAGTAGTCGTAACTTGATTTGAGCCTAAAGCCATTTTACTTCTCCTTTATAAATGTTATTTCACCCTACCCTCCGCATAAGCCGAATGAATTTCATCTGCCAATGAGGCATATCGGTTAGGGTCTGATACCTGCAAGTTGATTAGATCAGCTCGCCTGTATATTTTCTTCCCACCTACGGAATCTCCCGATGACCGAGTTTCAGAACTTGTTTTCTTTAGGTTTTGCTGAATTTTAGTCTTTTCTTCAGCTTTTGCCTCTTGGGTTTTCTCAGACATTGCTGTCTGTGTATACCAATCAAAGAGTTCAATCGCTAAATCCGACCTATATTCAGTATCAGCCTTACGAAACATTTCTACTCTCGTTGGACTATCACCGATAAATTTTTGAAAAGAAGAATCTTGAACAGTTTTCTGCCAATCGGGATAAGCCTTATCTAAGGCATCCAAATTATGCTTCTGCATATTACCCATTCTCTCTTCTCTGGCCTTTATTACATCTGGGTGGTTTTCTATTGCCTGATTCACAGCATTAACTGGATCAGTAAAGAAGTTATCCTCCTGTGTAACAGTTTCCTCTGGTGGAGCAGTATCAGTTGCTTTATTTTGTGCATCTATCAGGCTTTGAATTAACTTGCGTTGCTCACCGACTTCATTGGATTGCTTGCTCATTACTTTCTCTACATTCTGATGCATTTCAATAACCTCCTGCATCGACTTACCAGCATACTTTTCAGGAATTTCGTATTCAGGTTGTTGAGTTTCCTCTGCCTGTACTTCTTGTGTTTCTTCAGTAACTTGTTCCTGGTTTTCTGTTATTGGTTCACCTGTTTGAGGTGCTTCATCTACTACTATACTCATGGTTTCTCCGCCCACTTGGGGTTATGAAGTTAAATTATGTTGGATTCTGGTCTACAGATTCTTCCAACGCTAGGTTTGTCGCTGACTGTAAACTTAGAACTAAATTTATAATCAACAACTGACCCTTGGCGTGCCAAAGGTCTTGCTCAGAGTTCATAGTGTCAATATTACTGGCACTATTCTCTAAATTCTTAAAATCTTCTATAAAATCTCGCCAACCCTCAGTTTCCATCATGGATAGCCTATCTTCTAGGAACTCTATATCGGTTTTTGGCATAAATTACTGTATTGTATTTATTACTGACTTAGTTCCAGCCTCTCTGGCTTTCGCTAGGTTTAGAATTGTTTCTGACTTCAGATGTTCTACTTCTGGAATATTCCTTGCAGTTTCAGATTTTTTATTTTCAATGTCAGCAGCAATCTTCTCTAAACTAATCGCATCTTTTTGAAGTTTAAGTATCTTCTCCTGGATATTAATATCACTTGGAGCATCTGCTTGTGCTTCAGCAGTCCATTTAACTGCTTTAGCCTTCTCTTCTTCTGCTTCTGCAAGAGTTTTCTGAATTTCGGCTTGAACTAATTGAAGTTGTAGTTCAACAGACATCTGTTCCATCTGTTCTTGTTGTTCGTCAGGCTGATTACCCTGCATTAGAGCATTAACAATCTGATCCCTGTTGTGCATACTTGAATTCTGGAATACTGCCAACAGAATAACATTGAAAGCAGGTGAATCCTGGGGTATGGTTTGTAGCATTTGCACCATTTGAGTCATTTCCAACTCTTTTGCCATAATTCCCATAGTGGAATAAGGCACAAACTTGTAATCTGACACAGGATAGCGGTCTATATCGAACTGTATTTTCCTCCACATCGCCTTATTAATTAAAGGAATAAGGAAAGTGTTCTGAAAATTCATTAAAGTACGCTTTTGTCGCTTAATTGCAGCACTTTGTAGCATCGACATACCACTAGCTGTTTCACTTCCACCTTGAGGCTGGTCAGCACTACCTGTACCCATTTGAATCATATTTTGGAGAGATGCGACCTGATTGAATGTATTGGGATCTGTTGTACCCATGTCTAGAGGCATGATCGCCTCTCTTGGAGAACCATTGGTCAGGACAGTTTTACCAGCTCGCACCTCGAACTTTACGCCTCTTGGCAATCTTGTGGCATCTGCTGCCATCATTGGTGTTGTAGTGAGTGCCAAAGAGTCAATTCTTGCCCTCATTTCAGCATCTAGTGCTTTTTGAGGGTTATATCCCTTCTCACACACACCTCTACCCCAGAATTTATTGGGTACGATGTCGTGTTGGTAGGAAATAAAGGGTCTATCGACCATCATAAAGGCATTTTCCTCTACTCTGAGGATGTGTTCATCGTTTACAATGGTAACAACTGCCTCTACTAACTCATCTTTCTTAGTATATTCAAAATCATCCTTATCTTTACCAGGTTTAAGGAATCTTTTAGGTACTTTACCCCAATATTCGCATATTTTGACCGAATCAGACTCGTCTGCTTGCTTGATTTCGGGGTCATAGCCAAATTTTACAGTATCATAATCACCATCAAGGGGTACATCACGATAAATTCCACTCTGAATACCCTCTACGACATGATAACGAGGCTTAATAACCTCATGTGCAACCCCTAAAGCATCATTTATTGAGTTTGCAGATGGATCAATCAGGAATTCTTTAGGTGAAATAGGTTCAACATGGACATCTATTGAAGGATATTCGACTATTTCTCTGGTTGTAGCCATTGTTCCTTCTATGGGTACTTCAGAGGGTGCTCTTTCTATGCTTTGTTTGACAACAATCTTGCCAACACCTGTTCCATAGATAGCACCATTGAGGAAAACCTCACAAATAGCATCTTTTACACCAGTTTTCTCTAAATCTTCCTGAAGTAGGTTGCGTACATACTCTGCATCACTTGGATCTTGGTCAAGCATATCATCCTTGATGTCGAACCATTTTCCACGACCAAAGGTTGCTTCTTCCAGTTCAGCTACAGAGGACTCGACTGCTTGTTGTAGGGCAGGAGAAATAAGCCTAGAGCGTTCCATTTGTCTGGTTTTATCTTCAGCAGACCAAATACCACGCCATAACCTGTAATATTCATCCCACATAGGGATATAATTGATGTTTCTATGGGTTCTCCAGCCTTCAAGTCTATAATTCAACCAACTTGCTAATGCTTGATACTTATTTTCTGTATTCATATTTAGTGTAATTTCCTACTCATTGGTTCAACTTCTACTAATCCATCCATTAACAGCTTACAAATCGTTAAATCCACAGATTCGTCATCCCCTGCTTCAGGATCTATTTCAGCAGTCAAATTCGATATAATCTGGCAGGCAACGACATAGCGTTCCTGTAAATTATCTTTATCTCTACTAAATTCAACCAATCTATTAATTTCTTCTTCGGTTAAATCATTAAATTCTTTAATATCCAGCAACATTGTCTATTGGCCTCCATTCATCATCTATTTCGATTGAGTGGGCGAAATCAGCCACACTTACTTGGTCAATATAACTAAGAGCATCCAATAAATCATCATGTGCCAGGTGATTCGGGAAATCAAGCAGTTGTGATTTGAAATCCCTCCAATCCTTGTCTGGGTTGAAGGAAATCTGCCCATGTTCCATTCTTCCTTGCAGCGACCATGTGATTCTTTCGGTTTTCTTCTTGCCACCATGGCGTAACTCGACAATAGTTACCCATCTACCTTCTGTTCTCATTTCATCTTCCAAATACGGAAGAATTGCGTTTCTAAGT